GCCAGGATAAGTCCCGAAGCTGGAGTCGGTGCAGCCATTGGTGGTGTTGTTGGAGGAGGCGTTCCTGGTGCTTTAGTCGGTGCTGCTATAGGTTCTGCTGTTACTCCCATAAGACAGGCTGCTGGTGGTGTAGCAGAATATGTTGCTGAGTTAAATCAGGCAAAAAGAACATTAGCTGCTGTCAGTACAGATCAAGAAGAATATAATCGTGTTTTAAAATTGGCACGACAAATCAGCAAAGATTACTCTGTTAGTTTGCTTGAAACTCTTGATGGTTATTCCAAGGTTTCTGCTGCTGCAAGAGCTAATAATTTAACTATTGAAGAAACAGAACAGATTTATCGAGGTATGGTTGCTGCTGGTGTTGCCTTTGGTGGTAGTCAGGCAGATTTAGATGCAATCATAAGAGCAACTACTCAGGTATTGTCCAAAGGTAAGGTGACGGCTGAAGAAATGCAGGGTCAAATCGGTGAAAGATTACCTGGTGCTGTTGCTAAATTTGCGGAAGCTACTGGTAGAGATTTACCACAATTAGCTAAAGATTTTGAACAAGGTCGTGTAACGATTGCTGACTTTGTTGCTTTTACAAGAAAACAAGTTCAAGATTATGACCAGTTAGCAAGGACTATTGGTTCGTCACCAGAAAAAGCTGGAGCAAGGTTAAAACTTGCTTTAGATACCGCTAAAGAAAACTATGGTGGATTTTTCCAAGATGTTGGTGCTGGATTCCAAGACCAGATGACACTACTGGTAATGTGGGCTAATGAAAACGAGCAACAGATTAAAGAAGTATTAGCAGATTGGATAATATTTGGTGAAAATTTAAAATACATCATTGATGAATCAGTTAAAAATATCACAGAAGGTTTAAAACCAGTTATAGAAACAATTAGTTGGCTTTCTAAACAATTAGGCAAACTAATTCCTGACAATTTTGGAGAGAAACTAACAAGTCAATTCGAAATTAGAGATTTACAAGTTCAACTTGCAGAAAAATTAAGAGAAGAAGAAGGCTTAAGCGGAAAAGTATTACAGGAAAGAGTATTAAGATTTAAAGATATTGCTAAAGATAATATTCGTGCGATAACAGATGCTAAAGAAAGTAGTGCAGAATTTAGAAAACTATACGAACAAGAATTAAAACGTCTTTTAGTTGACGCATTAGGTTTAGAAGCCGAAACAAGTATTAGAAAATCAGATGCTGAACGTAAGGAAGAAATAATGAAAAGATTAAATAAAATATTTAACCCCGAACAATTTGCAGGGAAAGTTAAGGCAGGAACTGAAAGTGCCACAGAGTCTATAAATCAATTTGTAGAAGGTGCAAAAGCTGGTTTTGAAAAATACAAAGATGGTTTAGAAGATGTAGCAGGGGCTATGTCAAAAACTATTGGTAATGCCTTCCAAAAACTAGAAGATACTTTAGTTAATTTTGTACAGACAGGAAAATTTGCATTTAAGGACTTGGCAAGATCTATTATTGCTGACTTAACTCGTATTGCGGTACGACAAACAATAATGAAACCACTTACAGGTTGGTTAGGTGGAATCTTCCCTAATATATTTGGAAAGAATGCCAAAGGTAATGTTTATGCTGCTAATGGTATTCAGAAATTTGCTAGAGGGGGCATTGTAGATAAACCCACCGTTTTTCCTTTTAAGAATGGAATTGGCTTGATGGGGGAAGCAGGTGCGGAAAGTATCATGCCCCTAAAACGTGGGAAGGACGGAAAACTTGGGGTTATAGCTCATGGTGGTGGCTCTACCGTTGTTAATGTTTCTGTTGATGCTTCTGGTACTTCTGTTGAAGGTGATGAAGAACAATCAAGACAATTTGGTCAGGTCTTAGCTGCTGCAATACAAGCAGAAATAATAGATCAAAAACGTCCTGGAGGTCTTCTTAGTTCTTAATTATGGCTACTTTTACATACACTCCTAGTTTTCCTGCTTCTCAAATGAGTAAGCCGAGAGTAAATACTATCGAATTTGGTGATGGTTATCGTCAATCGGTTTCTTATGGTCTTAATCCAGATTTGAAAGCTTGGACTTTAGTCTTTTCTAATCGTAATGATACCGAAAGAAATAATATTATTGCTTTTTTAGAAGCAAGAAAAGGTAGTGAATCTTTTGATTGGACTGATCCTTTTGGTAATGCTCTTAAATGGACTTGTACAGATTGGAATGTAGATTTTACTTCTTCTAATAAAAACTCAATAAGAGCGACTTTTATACAAATAGCAGAACCTTAAATGGCAATACCAGTATCAGAACTACAAAAAGCTTCTCCTAGTTCTTTAATTGAATTGTTTACCTTATCTTTGGATGCCACCTTACATGGATCATCTACTGTTTATAGGTTTCATAGTGGAGCAAATCTTAATACGTTTGGTGATGTTGTCTGGGCTGGTAATTCTTATACAAAATTTCCTGTTGAAGTAACTGGTTTTGAATTTAATGGCACTTCTACAACCTTACCAAGACCAAAATTGCGTATTAGTAATATGCTCAGTACCTTTACTGCATTACTTTTAGACATAAATAAAACAACTCCTGGTAATGATCTAAATGGAGCGAAATTAACAAGAATAAGAACTTTAGCACGTTATTTAGATAATGCTAATTTCCCTAATAATACAAATAATTTAGGGACACCAGATCCTACAGCGGCTATGCCAGAAGAGATTTATTATCTTGATCGTAAGACTGTTGAGAATAGGAATATGGTTGAGTGGGAATGTGTCGCTGCTTTTGATTTGGTTAATGTGAAAGTACCAAAACGTATTTGTACAAGAGATATATTTCCTGGTATTGGTACTTTTGTATGATTGATTGGAAAAAAGATGCCTTAGATCACGCTAAAGAATGTGATCCTTCTGAATCTTGTGGTTTGTTAGTAAAAATTAAAAATAAAAACAAATATTGGGCGTGTAAAAATATATGTACAAATAATATTGATTGTTTTGTAATTGATCCTAATGATTGGATAGAGGCAGAAGACTCAGGGGACTTGCAAGCTATTATCCATAGTCATACCCAAGGTTCTACAAGTCCTAGCGAAGCGGATGTTGTTGGTTGTAATACAACAGGGTTGACTTGGTATATCGTAAATCCAAAAACGGAAGAATGGACACAGTTGCAACCTCAGTAAATGGTTTATATTAGAAGTAGCTATTGCTGTTGCGTATGAGTACTAAATTAAAAACAATTAAAGTTTATGGTTCTTTAGCTAAATTTTTAGGAAAAAAGGAATTTAAAGCTGATATTGCTAGTGCAGCAGACGCTATGAAGTTTTTATTAGTAAACTTTCCAGCGTTAGAAAATAATATGAAAGATCAATATTACAAAGTTAAAGTTGGCGATTATGATTTAGAAGAAAAAGAATTAGTAGATCCTAGTGGTAATCAAGAAATAAAAATTATACCGTTAGTAGGTGGTGCGATCTTTGGATGGATTAAAGATGTTTTCAATAGTACCGTAGGAAAAATAATTGCTGGTGCTGTTTTAATTGCTGCTCCTTATTTGGCTCCTAAGTTTTTTGGAGGAACTATAGGTACTTTTGGTATTACAGCAGGAGTAGGTGTAGCAACGGTAATGAAAACTGCTGGTCTTATGTTGGCATTAAATGGTGTTTCTGAAATGCTTACTCCAGTACCAGAAAACCCCTCGTTAGCAGAACAACCACAGGCTACAAACTTTTCATTTAATGGCGTACAAAATACAAGTCGGGCGGGAACTGCCATACCTTTGATTTTTGGAGAGGTGTTTGTAGGTTCTGTTGTGGTATCTGCTGGTATAGATACTGTTCAGTTAAAGGGAGATGCTTAAGTGGCACAATTTCCTAGTGAAAATTCAACTTTAAATAGTACACAACACTTAACTCTTGTTGACGTACTTTCAGAAGGAGAAATAGAAGGCTTTCCTTCTGCTGTTGGTTATACAAAAGGAACTGCAACTTACAATAATGCTGCTTTAAAAGATGTTTATTTAACAGGAACTCCTGTTTTACGTTCTACTGCCGATCCTGCAAATCCACAAGATACTGATTTTAATTTTCGTAATATTGCTTTTGAACCTAGATTTGGTACTGCAAATCAAACTTTTATTTCTGGAATTGCAGAAATCGAAACAGAATATAATGTTGGTGTAACAGTAGAGCAGGCTAGTCCTATTTCTAGGACAATAACAAATACTAATGTTGATGCTGTTAGAGTTACCGTTCAATTTCCATCAATACAAAAATTTACTGATGAAGGTGATATTGGCGGAACAACAATAGATTTAAAAGTAGAAATTATTCAAAATAATGGAACTGTTACAACACCAATAACAGACAAAGTAATTGGTCGATCTAACAATGCTTATTCGAGAGATTATCGTATAAATCTTAGTAGTACTATTGTTTTTCCTATAACAGTAAGAGTTACTCGTATAACAGCAGATAGTACAGATTCTAATTTACAAAATGCTTTCAGTTGGACTTCTTATACAGAAATAATTGACGAGCAAAGACCTTATCCAAATATTGCTCATGCTGGTTTAAGGTTTGATTCTGAACAGTTTCCTTCAGTACCAGCAAGAATGTATAAGTTGCGTGGTATTAAAATTCCAATACCTAGTAATGGTACTGTTCAATCTGATGGTTCTATTACATATACAGGGACTTGGAATGGTACGTTTAAAGCCACAAACGAATGGTGTAGTGATCCTGCTTGGCTGTTGCACGAATTATTAATAAACAGTAGATGGGGATTAGGCGATCATGTAAAAGCTGCTCATATTGATAAGTTTGCTTTTTATAGTGCTTCTCAATATTGTTCGGAACAGGTAGATGATGGTTCTGGTACAGGTTCTACAGAACCTAGATTTAGTTGTAATGCACTTATCCAAACAAGATCTGATGCTTTTAAGGTAATAAATGAACTCTGTTCTGTAATGAGAACTATGCCATATTGGACTGCTGGTTCTTTAACTATTAGCCAAGACTCTCCTAAGACCAGTTCTTATTTGTTTACCTTGTCAAATGTTTCAAAAGAAGGATTTAACTATAGTGGTAGTTCATTAAAAACTAGATCGACTTCTGTTTCTGTTGGTTATTTTGATATGACCAATCAAGAGAAAGATTATGAAACCGTTACTGATAGTGTTTCTGAAGCTAAGTACGGTGTAATTCATAAGCAGATTGAAGCATTCGGTTGCACAAGCCGTAATCAAGCTGCTCGTATGGGTAGATGGCTATTATATGAAGAACAAAATGCTACAGAAACAGTATCTTTTACAACCTCAATAGATGCTGGTGTTTTAGTAAGACCTGGACAAGTTATTGAGATTGCTGATCCATTAAAAGCTGGTTTAAGAAGAGGTGGTCGGATAAATTCTGCAACTACAACAACGGTGACGGTTGATAATACTGATGCGACTGACCTTGACTCTACAAACAACCCAACTT